CTGTACCAACCGTAGCATTTGCTGTGTTAACAGTGGAGTTTGCTGTACCAACTGTCGCATTCGCTGTACCAGCCGTAGCATTTGCTGTGTTAACAGTGGAGTTTGCTGTACCAACTGTCGCATTTGCTGTGCCAAAGATCGAGCTACCCACGCGGCTCGTGTTTATCTTATTTGCATTAATAATGCCAGTAGGAACTTCCTCGTAGTTATTCACAGTAGGCTTCTTATTCGCAGTAGGCTTCTTATTATTGTTACGCCCCTGTCTCTTATTTTCCTTCACGAACTCATTCACTTCGCTGTCAAAATCAAAGATGGCCGTATTGAAATCATAGTTATCAAAGACCTCTTTGCGGAGATATCCATAGAGTTCCTTGTAAAACATGTGGCGATTCAGCCGCATCACCACACGGTACTGCAGCATTTCCTCAACGAACTGCTTGTATCCAGGGATAGACGAGCAGAAGAAGTCGTACTCGACATAGCTATCGATAGACGACTTGAGTCCAGTCACATACTTGAGTGTAAGTTCTAGAGTATCCTCAATCGTTTCCTTATCCATGTACTCATCATCTGTGTACTCCTCGATAATTTCAACAAAGTCCTCATTGTTATTTGTACCGCTTTCCATCAGCTGTTTTACTTTTACGATCACAATCGCATCGTGCTTGAGAACACCCATGAGGATATTCTTTTCGCCGTTCTCCGAGGGATCTGTGGGAAAATAGCTTCTCATAATCGGCATGAGTGTATCTTGGAGAAAGGCATCATCGTCCTTGTAGCGCTCGACATCATCGCCGAGTAAGGCAATCTCCGATCCGGTTGTTTCATTCTCAGAGGTATTCATGTTCGGAGCGGTTACGTTATTCAAGTTATTGTTAGCCAACTCATTGTTAGCCAACTCATTGTTGTTCAACTCATTGTTGTTCAACTCGTTGTTATTCAACTCATTGTTGTTCAACTCATTGTTGTTCAACTCATTGTTGTTCAACTCATTGTTGTTCAACTCATTGTTGTTCAACTCCTTATTATCATAATCCTCGTTATCAAGAGGAAGAGAGAATCGATCACCGACCTCGTAGTCCTCTTCTTCCTTTCTGTCAGAAGTGTTCATCTAGTAATACCTTCTATTTTGCGGTGTTAAAGAGAAACCCGCAGACTTGATAGAATGGGGAGCCTTCGCTCGGGCGTAACACAAGAAGGAGCCTTATATGAACTGGTTTCCCGTGGAAACAAAGATGTCTTCTTCTTTCAAGACGAATTTAAATCAGTTTCACCATTCGATACTCGTTATAAATTCACTCCCGCCACGGTTCATGAACTTCGACGAATCCCTCCACTCAATGCATCCGACTTTGGAAGAACGTGTGAATACGAGTTCGAAATTGCGGGAGATCTCTTTATAGATCCTACACTCGTAATCGACCTTCCTTCTTGGATTCCTTCAAACTACCTGGCCTCTATTCCCAACTCGATCTGCACAGATTCGGCAGGGGTTTCCTATGGATATACCAGTGGTGTTGCATACTTTCTTTTCAAGAATATTCAGATCTACCAAGATCAGATTCTTCTCCAAGAATTTAGTGGGGAATCTCTCTTTGCTGCGAAGAGGTCGCGCGGAAGCTTGAATAGTGCATTTCTTGATTTTGCCAGAACAAACACTCACCAAGGAACCGCCTTAGAGATTTCGCGCTCAGCTGTACCCGGGCGCCTCCGTCTTCAACTTCCTATCCTAGGATGCCAGCATCCAGATGATGGAGGATTCCCCTCCTTTGGTATACGTTCACAAACCTATAAACTTCGCCTCACTCTCAGAAAACTCGAGGATCTCATCGAGGCAAGCGATGGTAGAGCAAAGCCTGTTCCATGGGAGCGCAGTGATTTCATCATTCAAACCAGCAGGGCAAGCAGTCCCATACCCTTTTCGACACTAAAACGTGTAGAGATCGGTCCTCCAACAATACAACTTGAAACAAGGCATATCTATGTGGACCATGAAACACAGGGAAAACTCAAGAAATCCAAAGTGGAGATTCCCTTTTCACGACTCTATGAAAATACATTTACATTTGGCCCTAAGGACTATGAACCGTTAAAAAGGCAAGCAGTGGCCTCCTCCACGCGTGTCGTAGATGCAACACACCCTTCCTCTCGTCTTCTCTTTTGGTTCACAACACAGAGTGCACTCGATGCAAACCAGTACAGTCGCTATCTCAATCCCGTGGGGACAGGTGAATTCTATAACACGGTTGCACTCTATATTGCGGGGCGTGATCGTGAAACGGAATTCTCACCAATGATCTGGAATCAATTACAGATGCTTGCAAAGGAGGAACGAGATCCTGGAGGTGGACTTTCTGTGATGAACTGGGGTCTTGGTGATCTTCGTGGTGAAAGACAACCTGCAAAGCAGCCCGATGGAACATTGAACTTTTCAACAGCAGATCGCCCAACTCTCTATGTGAATCTCACAGATCCGGGAGAGAACTCTACACAAATGAAGGCTGTGGTGGATTCATGGTCCTTGTATGAAGTAGAGAAGGGTCGCGGCTCGCTGAGGTATGCAAATTAATCAGTGTCGACTGCTTTTTGTCCTAAGGAAGGCGGGGCTTCATCAAAACAGATATTAATCCATTGTTTATTGGTATCCTTATTAAATTCCACATGAATCAAGTCTTTGTGTGCAATTCGCTGAAGTTGGCCAGGTTGAGAAAAGATGAGTAGTTTGAAGTTACAGGAGGGATTAAATGCACGGATCAGATTTGAGAATGTTTCTACATCTTCATATGTGATCAACTGGGGTATTTCCTCCCGAATAAAAAGAATGTTATTTCCGCTCATGAGATCGGCACGCAATCTTTCTGCCCGTCGTTTAATAGTACCCATATAGTCAACATCCTCATAGTGCGCGCTGCGAATACGAGTGTTGGCTAGAAAATTATTTCCTGGAAAAGCAACTTCATTTCTTGTAGGATATATAACCTTATTTTGAAGAATCATTTCAAGAATAATCAATACATCCTTAAAATAGCTCGATAAATGCCATTCAAATACTGAACTGGGACCCTTTAACATAAGGCGTTCCAATTCATAGCTTATATTACAACCCTCGCCCAATGCAATGATTGTTGTTGGCATTTATTAATTTATATACTTTTTTACTCGGCAACAGGCGCAGGAGCCTCCACAGCAGCAGGAGCCTCCACAGCAACAGGGGCCTCCACAGCAAGAGGCGCTTCCACAGCAACAGGCGCTTCCACAGCAACAGGGGCCTCAAAGCATCCCAGGATCACACTCTTATTCGTATCAGGGTTGAACTTTGTCTGAACTACAAGATTATTCGCAACTTCCACAACAACATCTGAACGGGAGAAGATAACCAGCTTAAAAACAGCCGCGGGCGCAATCTTCTTCACGAGGGCAGTGAACGTTTCGATATCCTCTTTCGTCGCCGTATCAGGAGTATCCTCGCGAACAAACACAACACTATTTCCCTTTGTAAGGTCCGCCTTGAGCTGTGCAGCGCGGGCCTTCACGATTGAGAAGAAATCAACATCCTCGTACAGTCCAGTGCGGATCTGCGTATCCGCGAGGAAGCTGTTTCCAGGAAACTCATTTCTCCGTGTAACAGGGATATCCTGGCCCTCGGCCACCAGCTTTAGAACAGCGAGTACATCCTTGAACTCACCCGAAACAACACCCTCGAATAAAGAGTGCTCCCCTTTCAGTCCAAGGCGCGTAAGCTCGTGGCTCATAGAATCGGATTCGCCAAGAGAAATAACAGTAACAGACATGGTTCTAATAACCAAACAGAAAACCTGCGCGACCTCCGTAGACCCGGAGAATATTGTAGGTCTCTGCCCATGCATAGATGAAGTACCGCGGGACATCGTTCGGGTTCACCGTTCCCTTATTCGGATGAAGATCCAGCTGCAATTCAATCGTTGTCATCTTATCAAGGTTTGCCTCTCCACTCGGAACCGACGGAGGAAGTAAACCATGTTGAAATCCAAACCCAAGTGAATAATAATATCGATTCACCCACGGACTCTTTTTCATTTCAAGAGACGGAATCAGGGATCGGAAAATGCTGGGCGAATCTGTCCAGTACCTCACAAGCTTTCCCTCGTAAACAAGGCGTATACTTGTAAATGGTTCAGACTCACGAGTACTGAATCCCGGGGAAGGATCGGTGATACCGTAGGGTGTAAGACCCTGTGCATCGGGCCACCACGGAACACTTGTGCCAACACCCGATAAGTCCCGTGTTGCTAGAAAGGGCGCATTGTATCGTGCAGCCTCATATCTCTGTGCCATGAAAAAGAGGTTCCGTGTCGGGTTCGGTATCTTAAGAGGGATCTGAATACGAGGAAGAGTTTCCGTGTCGACTGGCTCGATAGGATAGTGTTGGGGAACCGCAATGCGAATATCTGCAATACGGAAACGATAGGCCTCGGGCTTCTCTAAATACACGTATTCTGCAATTACATATGTATCTCCGAGGGAGAGTGCCGATGGGATCGTAATTCCTGGAACAGCGCTTACAGTTCCAGGGAGACCGTAGACGGAGGAACCTGCCGAATCGCTGTAGTAAAACGGCGCACTCAGCAAAGGTGCATACGCATCTCCCGCAACACTTGCCGAACTCGAGAGTCTTTTACCCTGTGTGGAGACATAGAGGTTCGCCAACGGTGCAAAGTTCACACGGAGAACAACCGAATCACTCTGAATTGCATCAATCGGAAGAAAAGCCCCAGCATCTCCACAGGAAAACCAGAAAGGCAATGGTGTGATCGTGGTTGTCTGTGCCACGGGGCTTGTATCAAGAGGCCCGCCAATACATCCTGGAACAAATCCATTCTCTACCCTCTTCAAGATCTTGCTTGTAAGCGTTGTCTTCTCTAATGGCGTGTAAAACTCATCAAGGACCTCGAGAAGCCGCCCATCTAGACGCTCACACCGTGTTCCTCCAATATCGATGGAAGCCTCTGTAATGAGTGCATGTCCAAGAGAATTCGTCCAGCCTACCACAGGGCCCACAAAGCCTAGACCGTTTGAGTTACAATAGGCTTGTGCTGCAACCTGAGGCGTCTTAATATCGGGCATTGTCGTTACGAGGTAAAGACGAGAAATTAAGTGGGCTTTCCTGGGAAGTGTGAGGGTGGCTGCAGAACCAAGGGTGGGCCGTGTATTGAAATCAATCCGGGCAAATTGAGTTGTGAATCGTCCACATCGAAGAAATACTTTCAAGAACATTTCAATATGAGGGGATCCTGATGGAGGAAGAAGGCGAGAGTTTTGAACCCCGCTATGAAGAATTCGGAGGAGAGACGCCACCATTACTCTTTGCTAAGAAGTTGCGTTTAGACCAAAGAATATGGTCTAAACACAACTATGCGTTAAAAGTAGATGGATATAACAAAGTTTCTACAGAATGAAACACTTGTCTGGACGCTGACAACCAATGGATATAAGTTTTACACGCTGAATCTTGTTCGTCGTCTTCAAGCCCTGAAGGTCCCCTGGACCCTCTGTGTTGTCTGTGCAGACCGCCAATGCTATCGCTACTTCGTTGGTGAAGGTATTCCAGCTATTCTTTATAAGGAGGCACAGCGCGACAGTCTTCCATCTATGATTCTGTTCGGCTCGAAGGCGTTTCAGGAAATCAATCTGGTGAAACTCGATCTCCTTGCGAACTTTGCAAAGAATGAGACTATTAAACGATGTGTGTATCTCGACGGAGATATCTTTGTTGGGGCGGATTTTCTCCCGGATCTTCTACCCAGGTTAGAAGAAACACCTCTTCTGTTCCAGTGTGACGAATATGAGAAAGAGCCTTGCAAAAGTCCTTGTACAAATATGTGCACAGGGATTATTGCATGGAAACATGGGCATGATGGGGGCATTTTCAAAATGGATAAAAAGGCCGAATGGATCGCTGCTCCTGAGGACCAGCGATGGGTGAACAATAAAGTGCGCGAACTCGCGGTACCGTGCGCAACTCTTCCTCGCAATCTGTATCCGAATGGCCGTCTTTCTGATCAACCCCCTCCCGAATTTCTGATACTCCACTATAACTGGCTAGTGGGTCCTTCTAAACAGGTGCGGATGAGAAAGAATAAGCATTGGCTTCTCCCCTATTAGAATGGAATTTATCAGTATAGGCCCAAATTGTTCTTCTTCAGAACTTTTAAAATCACAAAATCTTAAGAAGAAATCGTATCCATTCGACTCTATCTTTTCCAGTTTAGAGATTATAAAGCATTGTATTGATGATAAATTCAAGACATTTTTAGATAAAGCTCACTATACACCAGGTATTTGTGAATCCTCGACAAGGCATGATATCTATTGTAAATATCTTGATACCGATGTATTGATTGAGCATCACCGGATAAACGGGTTCAACTCTCTTCATCCAGCAGACCATAAAATAAGCAGCGGCAATTTATTTAATCATCATGATTTGATAAATAATGAGGATCATTATGAAGCATTTAAAAGGCGTGCAGATCGTTTATTAACGTTAATTGAAAACGGTACCAAAATCGTATTTGTCTATTATGATATGTATACAGAAAACTACCAAGAACTTATAGAGTTTTCCAAGCATTTCAGTGCATTTCCCAATATCTACATACTTGGTATCTTTGAGAATAAGGGTGAGAGAAAGATACTGTATGAAAGTGAATCTTGCAAACTATATCAAAATATGCATCATTCTTATATATTTGGGGATATCAGTGATCTGATAGATAAAGAAGCTGAGGAATGATGAAAAATCGCCCATGACCACGAACTGCCATGGAGGCGTGGAAGGGTACGTGCTCGCAAACAACAGGATAATTATATCCACTGTTGTTGTGATAAAAGAGTTCTCTATCGAACATATACATACCTATCTGTGCACCCTGCCAGTGGGTCGTGGGTTTCTCCTTCGCGGCGAGTACATAGGGATTCTCTGGGAACGCGTGGCATATCTGGAGATTCATTAGATGAAGATCGAGTGTCACAACACCGCTGTATCGGAGCCCGCGAATATGAACCGAGCGATAGATAGCGAGCCCGCCAAATGCGTTGAACACTTGGCGAGGTGGAGAGTCCTGGGCAATGCTCGCAGAAATCGCAGGGTATTTCTCAGATAGCACTCTCTCTTCTGCAATAAGTTCCATACCAAATGGGTATGTACGATCGAAATACGTATAGGTATCATAATAACGTCCATTTGTTGCGAGGCCATTCGCAAATAGAGCATCTGCGCCTTCAGGAAAAGAAGAGCAGATCTGCACAAGAACATCAGTGGGCCACAGGGTGGGGATATCAGGATCCATTATAATCGTGAGATCTCCCTCTTCGAGGCCCATGCCCGCCGCTTCCATCATTTCCAGCATCTTATTGCGGCAAAAGGCATGAACCTCGAGGCGGCATGGAAGATTGTCGTAGGTACGTGCCCTTCCACGTTCGAGAAAGAACTCAAGAGGATAGTGCTCAGTTGCCACATGAACTCGGGGATTCGACTTCGCCCAGCCTCGGAGATTCTCGGGTGTGGAATCTGTACTATTGTTTTCGTAAACAAACACCTCTAGACCAGGAAGTTGCGACATGAGAAGCTCTGTGAAAGGTTTGAAAAGGGCAAACTTATCACCGAGATTTTTTGTAATTGCGCCTAGAAAGATTCTCATTTATCTAGGTTTGTTCTAAATTCCTTAGACCCATCTACTTACATAGTCATGGGGGGCGCCATGCCAGGGGCGCCAGGGGCAGCGGGCTTCGCCGCGGAGGCCGCCGCTGTGGCCGCCATCATATCAGCCTTCGCCTTCGCGAGATCCGCCTCCGCCTTCGCGACAGCCGCCGTGGCGGACTGGACATCCATCTGGAATCCCTCGATCATGTTGATGATCGGGATGTACTCCTTGAAGTTGAGGACAAGGTAGAACACGAGGGCGTGCACGAGCACCGCGACAGTCGATGTCTTTCCAGACATGAACACACTCTTTCCAACCGCGGGAAGAGTTAAGAGGAGACCGGGAGATAAAAGAACGAAGAGAAGGGTGGCAAGGAAATACATACTAATTTTACATACATATTAATTCTGGAAGACAGGGCTAGCAATTCCGTTTTGGAATCGTAGCCAATTGAGCGCGCAACAAAAGACTTTTACTTCCCATGCCGCTCCAGGATTTTTCACTTCGAGAACAAGGCGTAAGTTTTGTACGCGGCTCGCATTCAGAGTTCCACTCGGCTGATGTTCTCCAGGATGCCTGGCAAAAGGATATCCATAGATAAAGGATCTGAACGGGATAATTCCGCCACGATGGTGCCGTGCAATTAGATCACGATAGTAGATTTCTTCCGCATCACAGAGTGTAATCCCATTTACTTGGATCACCGCAGAGACTAGAAGAGGTGCTGGAGGATTGAAGGTTGCATCGTAGTCCTTTTCAAGCACACTGCTATAATTCGTCCACTCATTATTGGAGGCAACGTCGGTTCTGCGAATAAACCAGATGATTTCTTCGAGAGGGTTATTTGCTTCCAACGGAAGTTGTATTTTTACTGTATCGGATGTAGTATTCTTCGCAACCACATATTTTAGAGGCTCGCTAAAGGTGAATGTTTGCACATTTCTATGGAGCATCTCAAAGGTGTTACGTAACATGGCTTCGCGGATCTTTCCAGAAAGAAGAGATCCGAAGGTAAGAAGACGAACCTCTTGAAACTGAGGGATCTCTTTCACAGTGTTGATTGTCTCATACAGGGTTGCAGGAAGAAACGTTGCCTTCTGAAATGTGATGGCTTTGCTGAGGGGGGTGCTCGTACAGTCGTCTCGGAAGCCCCTAGCCTGCCGTAAGCAGTCCTCAAAGGGTCTCAGGACCACATGGATTTTCACAGAGCCTTCTGCAATTGCAATCATAGGGAGTGCCTCACGTAGACGATTTCTCATAAAAAAGAACGGAAGAATACAGTGAATCACTCCGTCTTCAACAGGATAAATGCGTGAAGGATCCCATGCACGCAGACGTGCAACAGAAACACGACCAAGATGGTCCGCGGCAACTCCAAATTGCGTATTTAGATCTGAAAACAGTGTTGAAAACGTATGAATAAAATCCCCGTCGATCTCTTCGACGGTGCTTCCGTTAAGTTCAAGCTCAGCCTTCTGTATAATGGCCGTACCTAGACTATTACAATAGAACCATGCTTCTCTTGCTTCCTTATAGGTAAGTGCCCCCTTCTGAACAAGAAGTTGTGTGCTAGTGTCGAGCCAGTGCGAAAGACGGATCTGGAGGGCTGCTCCAAAGAGCACATCTCCACAGGGCATTGAGCCGAGATCAAATGTGAATCGTTGGCCGAATGATGCGGGACCACGAAAAGGAAAGTCGGCGACAAACGGTGTCGCAGGGATATGGCGGCGATCAGGATCTCGGGTAAACCATGTATCCTGTGTGGTGAGCGGGAAAAAATCATTATCTTGACGATCTCGTGATGTTATATCAAGAAGTGTGGTGATATCACCCGCGGGTATCTTGGACGACTCCATCTGTTTGTGGGGGAATAACTTCTTTAACTGCGCTCGGTTTGTCTAAGATGCCACGAATGGTCGCCGAAAGGGACTCTTTTGCCTTAGGCGGAGGAATGATCACAGCCCTCGATCGGAATTCAATCTTAGTCTCCTTATTGTGGTGCGTGTTCACATAGAATGTATCAAAGGGCTTCTTATTCTCGAGGACACTTGGTGTCCATTGCCTATAGGACTGTAAAGCCGCATCTATCTTTCGCGTTTCAAGAATCTCGTCATCATCGGTAATAAGGCATGGCCGCTGCATATTTAGAAAGAGGAAATTGAGTATTGTCAAATTTAGGGCCTTTAGTATGAAACTATCGAGGAGCGAAAGTTAAACCATAAAACTACGGATAGAAGACTGCCCAGAACAAATCCATTTCCAGCACTCAATAGAGTTTTATCAAACGAATAAAAGAAAATCAAAGGCATGAGTAAATGGGACAAGATAACTCTAAGATGTATATTGATAGAAAAAATACTGTAAATACAAGAAAACCATTTAAAACAGGTGAAGTACCAGAAGCAATTAAAATCACAAAACCATTATGTAGTCGATTCCCAGATGAAGGAAGTGTTGATTTCCATTCTCAGTCTGATATGAATGCGTACGAGGGCATCTTTTCATTTGTTTTATATTATAACAGTAATTTGGATGATTTTAAAAAGAGTAGATATTATTTAGGACTTCTCTTTTATGCAGAAATTATACATCAGAATCCTTATTTTATAAATTATGGAATGATCGTTTATACAGACGATGCTTCCTATACGTTATTAAGTTCAGTCTTATTAATCTATCCTAAGTTAATCTTAGCGGTGACACATTGGCCGCAATTTTCTATAAATTCTACAATCACTGGAACTGTTTTACGATGCCTTCGTTTTCATGCATTAGAGGCATTTCCTAACTCACACATATTAGTTCGTGATGCGGATACAATTTTTGTGGCAGAGATCGCAAGTTTTGATTATATATATGCTAATGGATATAAAACTAGAGATGCTACTACAGGAGAAGTAATAGAAGACTATAGACAGTTCCTTATAGATAAAATTGGTGCATGGGAAAAACAATTTGTAGACTTATGGTTTAAAGAGGGATCTCCTATGCTTTTTGGATTATCACCGGCTTATCTACATTCTTGGCATTCAGAATTTCCATTTATTTATCCTATTAAAAATGTAAGTAAAAAATATAAGAAAACACTAAATAAAGAACATGGAGGAAGGTTTAGAAATTACAAAAAAACAGACTTTTATAAACAGTCTCCTTCTGGTACATATGCAGGATTTGTTAATTTCTTAAGGACACGTCCAAATGATTTATGGCTATACTCGTATGATTATATTCAAAGACATTATAAATTAATAGAAGTTGAAGATCATAAAAAAGAGATCAGTAATCAACGATTATGGATTTCTGATGTTGGTAAAGATGAAAGAATATTGATTTTTACAATGATAATAAAATATGTTTCTAAGTGTTTCTTTCTAGTTATTAAATATGATACAAGTATTGAACAAACATATTATTTCTCTAGTAATACTTATAATAAGTATGTTCCTCTTGCTACTATAATTGACGAGGTATCATTTAATAAATCTATGGTTCAAGGTAAAATTGTTAGACGTAAAATTAAAGATATCTATCAAATCAGAACTCAAATATTAGAACCTAACTATTTACCATCTGCTTTTAATGAGAAACTTGGAAGATACACTAGATTGGCTCTTACAGATAGTTCTGACTATTATGATAATTTGAAAAAGAATAATGAAGGTAAATCATTAAATGAAATATATAAATCACATTTTAAGACCTTTTCAAGTGAATATTTATCGTGGTTAACTTTTATTATGTCAATACCTGAAGAGGATATACAGGAAACTCTTGATACTATTATTAAATCTAAAAGATGGGGGGATAATGGTGTTCAGTATGAAAATGATTATATTTCTCTTAATGAAAGTAATTTCTATGAACCACCTAGACGTATTGAACCCAGCCGACTGCCTCCTATAATTCCAGAAGACAATTCCGACCCTTTGGCTAAGTTAAAAGGTGGAAGATACACTAGAAGTCTCAAAAAGAAGGGTGGAAGATACACTAGAAGTCTCAAAAAGAAGAATATCCGTTGATATGGCAAGCTTCACCCTAAACTTGATGCTAAACCCCACTTAAAAATAGGTATGTCGTCGCTCTTCATTGTTGAATCACCTGCAAAATGCAAAAAAATCCAGGGCTTTCTTGGCCCAGGGTGGACCGTCGTAGCCACCATGGGACATATCCGTGCTCTTGATGATAACCTTGATGCAGTAGGTATTGAGCGGGACTTTGAAGCCAAGTACGCCTTCTTGAAGGAGAAGGCAAAGGCCATTGCCGCTCTGAAGGACGCTGCCAAGGGGAAGACTCGTATCTTTCTGGCCTCCGACGATGATCGTGAGGGCGAGGCGATCTCCTTCAGCGTAGCTATCCTTCTTGGACTTCCTCCAGCAACCACGCCTCGTGTGGTCTTCCACGAGATCACGAAGGATGCCATTCAGAAGGCGGTGTCGTCCCCGAGGACCCTTGATATGAATCGTGTGAATGCACAGCAGGCCCGTGCAATCCTCGATATGATGGTGGGCTTCACGATCAGCCCTCTTCTCTGGAAGTATGTGGGATCTGCGCTCTCGGCGGGGAGGTGCCAGACACCCGCTCTTCGTCTTCTTGTCGACAGGGAGAGGGAGATTCGTTCCTTCGCCTCGGAGACGAGCTGGAGGGTGGCGGGCACCTGGTCTGGAGCCGCTGGCTCAATCACAGCCCATATGATCGAGGATCTTGAGAATCAGGAATCGGCAGAGAATTATCTAGAGAATGTTCACGACGACGCGGGTGGTGTTGTCGACTCTGCGGAGACCTTCCCTCGCAGCGCTGCACCACCGAAGCCTCTGATCACCAGCACTCTGCAGCAGGAGGCCTCTTCTCTCTTCTCACTTCAACCCAAGGCTACGATGTCTTCTGCACAGCGACTCTATGAGAATGGTTATATCACTTATATGAGAACGGACTCGCCGATTCTCTCAGAGGATGCCATTAAGGAGGTATCTGCATGGATTTCCAAAGAATTCGGTGTGGAGTATCTCGGCTCCTCTGGAACAAAAAAGGCAAAGGTGGCAGCCGCCGTCGCAGCCCAAGAGGCTCACGAGGCCATTCGTCCAACCCATGTGGAAACGGTCGATCTTCCTACTGCCGAGGACTGGTCCGCGATTGATCGCAAGGTCTACAAGCTTATCTGGCAGAGGACGGTCCAGAGTCTCATGGCGGCCTCTCGCGGTGAGGAGAGAATCGTGAAGTTTCACGCCACAGGTGATCCTGGAGAGTTTGTCTGGCAGGCCTCGTGGAAGCGCACGACCTTTCCGGGATGGAAGCGCATTGGACAGGCTGCAGTGAATCTTGACGAGGAGGAGACAGCCGCTGCAGAGGATGCTGCGACCTGGAAGGAGGTCTCGAAGATCAAGCCGCAGGACCCTCTCACCTGGTCTTCACTCACTGCAGAGCCGCATGAGACAAAGGCGCCTACACGGTACACGGAGGCAACCCTTGTTCGTGAGCTGGAGAGGCGGGGTATTGGCCGCCCGAGCACATTTGCAAATCTCGTAGGAACTCTGATGGAGAAGGAGTATGCGACCAAGGAGGATAAGCCCGCTGTCGAGGTGGAGGTGAAGCACTTGTCTCTTGCAAAACCAGGTGTATGGCCTCCCACCACAACGGTGCAGAAGAAGAAGGTGGGTGCGGAGAAGCAGAAGATGAGTCCCACGACTCTCGGTCTCTCTGTGCACGACTTCTGTATCAAGGAGTTCTCTCATCTGTTTGAATACAAGTTCACAGAGGCGATGGAGACTCGTCTAGACTCTGTGGCAAAGGGTGAGGAGGAATGGAAGGGACTCTGTCGTGATACGTGGGCCTCCTATAAGGAGAAGTGGACCGCCCTCAACAAGGGCAAGTCCACTGTCGAAGGCAGCGCGCACGGCCCGAGACAGTTCGGAGAGTTCAAGGCCGTCCAGACAAAAAAGGGGCCTCTTCTTCTCAAGGAGGCGGAGAACAAGGATGAGACAGTCTTCTTTGGCTGGCCACCAGGTCTCTCTTTCCAGGAAATCACGGAGGAGCAGGTGCTCGCCTTCATTGGCGAGAAGACGAAGCAACTCGAAGGCTCGTCTCTTGGAACTTATAAAGGCCAGCCGATCTATAAGAAGTCGGGTCCATTCGGCGTCTATGCCGAATGCGCTGGAACAAAGGTACCCTTTACCGAGGAAGACACCTTTGAAACAATTGTAAAAAAGTTGGAGGACAAGGGGAAGAATGCTGTTCATACACTCGGTCCTTTCGAGTTCCGAACTGGACCGTATGGCCTCTTCATGTTCAAGAAGGATCTAGTAGGCAAGGCGAGGAAGTTCGTATCCCTTCCCCAAGGCCTTGATCCGAAGGCGCTTACAGAGGCAGCTGCAGTGAAGATCTATCAGACAGGTCTGCAAACGAAGGCAAAGGCGAAGAACTTTGGCAAGAAGTAATTTACCCCTTGAAATAACGGAGAAGTAAGAATGCAGAAATTCCTCCCAATACAATTGCTGTCGAAAAGATTTGCTCCTTTTTTAGAATCAAGAATCCACTTTCTTTTGCATTTGCAGGTATATTGCAGAGTTCACAACCACCCGCTTGGATATTTGTATCACGCATCTTAACGGCAATCTGTCGCAACATAATCTTCTTGTAGTGTACATAACGGAACATTCCGATCTGGGAGAGGCGGTTGATGTATAAGTCGACGTGCCCGTCGATAGGGAATGCATTTTTTAAGAGAGTCTCGGCGCCCTGTTTGAACACAACATACCCAGTAAACGGGGTGATCACATCATATGCCCAGCCATTTGTATAGACAATATCATCTGCGCCGAGGGCAAAATTCAAACTCTTCGCATGAGGAGTACTCAGATTCCAGATATCAGGAGAAGGAAATACATTTTTGTGCATAGATTTGAGACCATCTTGAAAGATAGACACGAAGTTATCGGGTATCAGAGCATCGTCCTCGAAAATGATACAGTAGTCTTCTCCGGAATCACGAAATTTCTTCCAGACCGCGGCATGACTTAAGTAGCAACCGATCCCCCCGACCGTATCGAGATCCTCGTGGTCTCTGCGCATCTGGTACAGAATATTCCTCTTTGTACGCACAGAGATTCGATCGTCGTTTTGAACATCAATCTCTTTTCCATCGATAGCATCGAATCTTTCGAACTTGGCCACTTTCATAATCTCTTGTACACCTTTTTGAGCAACAAATCGTGCCCATCTATCCGGCCTCTTTTTTAAGTTTATGCAGTATACATGAACATTTTGCATCCTGACTAAGCTGTAGATTTTGTTCTTTTTACTGATTAGTAATGTCTTCAAGATCTCCATCACCACCCCCTTCAGAGAAGAGGACTACAGACCTATCAGGAAACTCGACGAAGTCTAAGAGATATTTGAATGGCTGGAGCAAAGAGCAAGATACCCTCATGTCGGAATGGGCCGATATGGCGGGATGTTATCGCTGGATGCACGATCGCGCGGAGAAGGAGTATTATACAAAGAATATGGGAATGACGATCCCCGTTATCATTCTTTCGACAATTACGGGAACCGCGAGTGTTGGTCTCAGCAGCATTGCGGGTGATAATGCAGATGTTCAAAAGTATATGAATTTCGGAATTGGCGGTGTCTCTCTCATCGCTGGAATTCTCACGACACTCAATAACTTCTTACGGTATGCGCAGTTGAGTGAATCCAATCGTGTAGCAGGAGTTGCATGGGGTAAGTTTCAGCGATTTCTTGCAATTGAACTTGCACAGAATCCTATGGATCGTATGGACAGTCTAGACTTCTTAAAGGTATGCCGCGCCGAGCTGGATCGTCTGATTGAGCAGAGCCCGCCGATTCCGGATTCGATCATTGCGGCCTTCGAGAGAGAGTTCAAGGACCGTCCTAAGCTCCACAGACCTGATATCTGCCACGGATTAGATCACACGCGCGTGTACGACAGTTCGAAGACAAGGCTCAATGATATGATTGCAGAGGCTACGCTACACTTGAAGCACAAGAAGAAGATTCTCAGAAATGAGCTTCTACCGGATCTGGATCGTATTATTGATGCTAAGATTGATCAGAAGGAGAGGGATAAGCCCGTCGCCGCTGCCTCTTCAAGAAATCTTCCTGGAACAATGTTAATGGGTGATGAGGTCGCCTTCCGTGCATTGATTGAGAAGAGGCGTAAGGCGACTTTGAATGCTGCTGCGTTAGAAGAAGCTATTTCTATTCCTGTAGTCGATACTTCCAGTGTATCGGTTGTGATTGGGGAGGAGTCGAAGACTTAAACAAGAGCTACAGAGTATACAACAGGTCGAGGGGGCGACAAAAATTGACGGCCCCTCGACCAGAAAAGTAGTTGCCGCAAGGCACAAGGATCCTCACAGCAACAAGTATATTATTACTCTGGATCCTGAAACAAAAAGAAACGAGGATGTCCGAGCACTCAGAAGTGCATGGCTATCCTCAAAACGAGGATGTCCGAGTGGTTAAGGAGACAGGCTTAAGATCTGTTGGCGCAAGCCTCGAGGGTTCGACCCCCTCTCCTCGTAGAGAGTTTGGATGATCTCATTAAAATCACCCCGTCGCAACTCTGTTGCATATCCGATATGGTCTAGCGGTTAGGATAGGGCTCTTTCACAGCCTCGGCCCGGGTTCGACTCCCGGTATCGGAATTTAAGTTTGGTGCTTCTTCCCAAAAAGCACCTACTATAAGGCTTCACACAGCAACCATTAATAGCCATTATTAACATGAAGCCTGTTTCCCACGCTCGAGCGTGGAAACGCAAATAGTTCAGTGGTAGAATAATGCCCTTCCAAGGCATTGACACGGGTCCGATTCCCGTTTTGCGTATAATAGTTTGGTTCTTCTATTCAAAAAGAACCTGGTGGAGGATCATTATTCCTTCTTTCAACCGTATTAGCTCAGTTGGTAGAGCACGGGCCTTTTACCACAGGTTCATCCCCTGGATGTAAGCCCGTAGCCGCGGGTTCGAGCCCCGCATGCGGTAACAGAGTTAGTGGACTCTTCAAAACCATCACCCTTTCACCCTCGTGGCGCAGTGGATAACGCGTCCGCCTTCTAAAGTCGATAGACTGATGGTAAGCGGAAGATCGTGGGTTCAAATCCCACCGGGGGTACTTGAGTTGCTAGATCTCTTTAAAACTATGCACCGTTGCCTTGATAGCTCAGTGGTAGAGCACCCGCTTTGTAAGCGGTAGGTCCTGGGTTCAATCCCCAGTTGAGGCACACGTTTTGCTGGTTTCGTAAAACCTTGACGCTCCCATAGCTCAGTTGGTAGAGCGTGGTCCTTATATCTTTATGGTATGCAAGGGAGGCCGAAGTCGTGGGTTCAATCCCCACTGGGAGCATTTTTTTGTAAAGTGTCTTTACAAAAAATTGATCCTTATCGAAACACTCATTACAGTAAAATGGAGTGGTACGGAAAAAAGCATCTGAACCCTACGTATACCAAGAAGCTTATGAAGAAATGGCAGTCCCCTCCTGGAAACACCGCAGCCTATTACTATGGGCTCTTTCCAGCCACATATCCCAAGCATCTCCCAGATGATCATTATATTGTGAAGTACAACGAGGCCCTCTATCCTACTCATCGTGATTATAGTACGTTCCGTTCTGCACCCAAAAATGCCACTGCAGAATACTATGCCCGTCTAGAGGCCTGGAGAGAGAATGGAACGCCTATGTAGCACTAGAGAATCGTGGAGACCTTCGCAGAGGAGGAATCGATACTAGAATAGGCGGCAACTTCTTGGGCTTAGGTGCAACAACGACACGGCGGGGCCGTACGTACTTGAACATACCCTCTCCAACACGCCTCTTGTTCGCCCTCCATGCTGCAGAAGCCTCATCAAAGAATTCCGCAGTAAACTCAGAAATACCAGGCATCCTGTTAATCCAATGAGTACAGTATTCCTTTCAAATTTTCACTGGACACTATAATATGGATCCCTGTGCTTCTCTTTTTAGGGAATATGAGACCTGCAAAGTGGTATCATTCATAGAAAAATTTCGCATATGTTATAATGAAGAATATAAATATAAGAACTGTCTTTCTACAGCCAAGAAAGTCCACGAATCACCTGTGAACCTTTTTTCCAAGCCCCTTCCTGAAAACACTCCCGCGCCCCCCTCACAAACTTCTCACTGAACCCCGCCCCTTTTCCTTTTCCAATCAACTCAATGATCTGGATCTCCCCGTCCTCATTCACCTTGCAAGTCTCAAGAATCCACTTCACAAATCCCCTTTCTTTCTCGGAATACGACGCCAACGTATCGTTTGCAAAGATCTGAAGCGGGAGTCTAGCAGTCGTATCCGATACGAGTAGATCCATCTCATCATCTGAACCGAGTGCCGCGCGAAGAAGATTCTTCACCTGTGATTCCGATTCACTCAGATAGGCTTGGAACTCTGTGAACATCGCTGCAATGCGTGCCTTATGGCCCGTGATCGAGTTCTTGTGTTTCACAATACTCTGCTCATGAGAACGTAGCAAAGTAAGAATAAGCGCAGACTTCTGCTGAAGTGTCTGTAATGTATCAGACGACTCCTCAACAACATGCTTCTTCTTCTCCATGCATTCCAAAAAGGGTCGCAACGTCTGCAGATAGAAAATCACATCATCTTTCTTAAGCAGATGGCTCAAATACAGAATGAACCGCCCATCCTCTAGAAACTCCAGATCAATATCTCCAGCCCGAGTCTTGCCTACAATTCCCTGATTGAGAGATACGAGGATACCGCCACGAACATCGGGATGAAGACGTAAATCGCGCTTGAACTTCTCCACCTCCTCCTTCGAGACCATACGTGTATAGTTCTTCACCTCCCAGAAATAGGCGCCCTCAGCACGCGTCATCCGAATATCGGCCGTCTCACGACCCCGAGAGATAATCGAGACATCACAATCGTACGCTTTCTTGATCAGGTCCTCCATAATTCCTTCACCAAGTTCACCCTTCTCTTTGGATGAACTGAGCGTCTTCACAAGACTGTTGTGGAGGGTATCGAACTTCCGCCCCATTAAATCCATGCTTCGCGCAAGCTCCTCGCGTAAATCATAGATCTGCTTGTCCTTCATCGCCACGAGTTCGAGCGTAGAAGCCTTTGCCTCCTTCTGGCAGCGCTCACGATACTCCTGAAGAGAGTGCTCCTGGCTCTGGAGAGCTTGATTCGCCTTTCGAAGAAGTTCCTCCACCCTCTCCTTTTCCTTCGCTGCCTCGCGTTTCACAATGGCCACTTCACTCTCATAGTGCTTCACAGACTCTGAATGGGTCTCATTACGAATCCTTTCCATTGCACTTCCCTTAAGATGAATCACTGCATCTGCACCCAACTGTAAAGCCAGGGCAATATCCTGTTGCCCTGCCTCTTCATAAAATGTTGGAACTGTGCACTTAATAGGTAACGATAAACAAATCTCCTTCTTTGCCATCCTATACTATAGTTATCACTTAAGGTTTAGGTCTACCTTGTCTATAGATGCATACACCGAGAAGAGTTCTTATCACGGGCGGGCTTGGAATGATTGGATCCCGTCTGGTGAAACGTCTGGTGAAAGAGGGATACGGTGATTCCATCTATATCGTTGATAATCTCTGGAGAGGTTCCATCGATAATATAAAGGAGGTTGCAGACCTAGTCTATTTTCATAAGAGGGATCTCTCGGAGCCTCGGCAGCTTGATGATCTTCTAGAGGACTATGAAATCGACACAGTGATCCACCTAGCCGATATTGTTGCGGGCATCGACTATGTATTCGCGAACGAGGGAATGGTCTTTCACAAGAATCTTCTGATCAATTCAAACGTGATTGATTCTGTAAGGCGAAGCTCCAGAGTGAAGGCCTTTGTGAATGTGGGGACTGCATGCAGTTTTCCAAAGAGCCTTCAGACCTCTCT